AAAGACGTGGACCACGTGGTAGAACTGTCGCGTGGCGGGACCAACAACAAGAGCAACCTCAAGGCTGTGCCCGCTGCGGCCAACCGGTCCTTCAAACGCAACAAGGACCACTCCAGAAAATAAGCGTACCCGGGCTGTCGGGTTAAGTTTCAATATAGAAACGCGAGCACATGCAGATCGTAGAGAACAAGGTCTTGGTCGTATCGACCAAGCAGCCGCACCTCATTACTGAGGTTATACCCAAGAGCAAGGTCATAAACCGGGACAAGGACGACTACGAAGTCGCTGTCCACTGGGGCCTTACTGAAGCCCAAGCCCTGACCAGCCTGAAGTTCCCGGCCCCGTCGCCCATGTCGCGGGACTATAAGTGGACTGGCAAGCTCTCACCATTTTCGCACCAGAAGAAAACTGCAAACTTTCTGACGCTGAACCAGAAGGCCCTGTGCCTTAGCCAAGCGGGCACGGGTAAGACCGCCTCTGTCATCTGGGCTGCCGACTATCTCATGAAGATGGGCAAGGTGAAGCGCGTGCTGGTGGTCTGCCCGCTGTCGATCATGAAGTCCGCATGGCAGGAAGACCTGTTCAAGTTTGCCATGCACCGTAGTTGTGCAGTGGCGCACGGGTCGGCGGCAGCCCGGTCCAAGGTCATCAAGAGCGGAGCCGAGTTCGTTATCATCAACTATGACGGGCTGGAGGTGGTCAAGCAGGAGATCATGGACGGGGGCTTTGACCTTGTCGTTGCTGACGAGGCTACTGCTCTGAAGAACCCCATGACCCGCAGGTGGAAGATGTTCAAGGCGGTGTCGGCTAGCTCGCCGTGGCTCTGGTTGCTGACGGGCACACCCGCTGCGCAGTCCCCTGTAGATGCGTTCGGCCTAGCCAAGCTGGTCAACCCGAGCATGGCGTCGATGTACTTCGGCCAGTTCCGCGACAAGGTCATGTATAAGCTGTCGCAGTTCACGTGGGCACCACGACCGGACTCCAAGGAGATTGTGCACCAAGCCCTGCAGCCAGCCATCCGGTTCGAGAAGAAGGACTGTCTGGACCTGCCAGAGGTCATGCACGTCGACCGCCACGTGCCGCTTACTGCACAACAGAAAAAATACTACGAAGCCCTGCGCACCTCGATGCGGGTAAGCGCTGCGGGCGAGACCATCACGGCAGTAAACGCGGCGGTGAAGCTGAACAAGCTGCTGCAGATATCCTGCGGGTCTGTGTATGACGACACCAGCGGTGTGATTGAGTTCGACGTCAGCAACCGCATCAACGTAGTCCTCGAAGTTATCGAGGAAGCATCCAACAAGGTGCTTATCTTTGTGCCGTTTACCCACACCATTGAACTGCTCCAGAAAACTCTGGATAAACATAAGATCACCAACGCAGTGCTTAGCGGCAGCGTGTCGCTGAACAAGCGCAGCGAAGCGGTGAAGGCCTTTCAGGAAACACCGGACCCCCGCGTCCTCATCATCCAGCCGCAAGCGGCGGCGCATGGTCTGACCCTGACGGCAGCGGACACCATCATCTGGTATGCGCCAGTGACCAGCGTGGAAACCTACCTACAAGCCAACGCCCGCAACGACAGGCCCGGGCAGCGCAACCCCATGACCGTTGTGCACATCACTGGCAGCGAGGTGGAGACTAAAATCTACAGCATGCTGCGCAGCAAGGTGTCCAACCACACCAAACTGGTTGACCTCTACCGCAACGAAATAGACAGTTGACTATGTCTAAAACCCTCCGTATTGTGAGGGCATAAAGGAGCACCCATGACAAAACTTTCCAGAGAACAGGTGGACAGCATCACTGCTTTCATCGACGCCCGCATCGAGGAGTTTATGACTCGCACCTCCAGCGGCCCCCACGTGTCGTTTAACAGGGAACACGCCCGGCTAGCTAAGGACGACCTCTACAGGAGCCTGAGCGATGACTGATACAACGGAGCCAAAGCTAGACGAACTCGTCGCGGAATATCTCGTTCTGCGCAACGCTATCCAAGAGAAGGAAGCCGCCCACAAGGAGGAGATCGCGGCCCTGAAGGAACCTTTCGACCGCATCAGCATGCAGATACTGGAGCGGTGCAACGAACAGAACGCGGACAGCATCCGTACCCCCGCTGGCACCATCAGCCGCAGGGTGAGCACGCGCTACTGGACCACGGACTGGGAGACGATGTACGACTTTATCAACAAGAACGCTGCGCCCTTCCTGCTGGAGCAGCGCATTCACAACACCAACCTGCGGCAGTTCATCCAAGATAACCCGGATGCCTACCCGGCAGGGCTGCAAGCCGACAACCGCTACACCATTCAAGTTCGTCGCCCGACGAACGCTTAGGGAGATACCTATGACCAACCTCACCATCTTCAAAGACAGCACCGCTGTTTCCACTGGCCGGGGCCGCGAGAGCGCGCTTAACCAAACCCTCGCCAGTGGTGGCGGAACCTACCGCCGCATCCAGACCAACACCAACGGCACGTTCAAGCGGCTGGTGAACGGCGAGCAGATCGGCAATGCCAAGCGGGGTGACCTCGACGTCGTTGTCGTCGGCGCGCTGCCCAAAGTGTCGCGCGTGTTCTACACAGGCAAATACGACCCCAAAGCAGAAGCCGAACCGCCCGTATGCTGGTCCAACCTCGGCGACGTTCCAGACCCGAAGGCTCCTGAACCGCAAGCTGCCTCGTGCGCCGCATGCCCGCAAAACATCAAGGGTTCTGGCGACAACGGCACCCGTGCCTGCCGCTACCAGCGGCGTCTGGCTGTGCTTCTGGCCGGGGACGACAGCGGTGACATCTACCAGCTCAACATCCCAGCCAAGTCGCTGTTCGGCAAGGGTGTCGGCAACGTGCATCCGTTCGAGAGCTACGTCAGCTACCTGCGTGCACACAACGAAATGGTGGACACGGTGGTTACCAACGTCAGCTACGACCTGAACGCTGAAAGCATGGAGTTGCGTTTCACGCCGTTGCGCGGGCTGAACGACGACGAGTATGCACTTGTTGTGCAGTCACAGGCCCAGCCTGAAGCTACGAACTACACCAAGATCACGCTGTTCGAGAAGAAGGGGGCGGAAGCTGCAGCCGAGGCAGAAGGTATACCTACTGGTAGCGCGCCCAAGCCAGTGGTGAAGTCGTACGCCGAGCCGGACGATGACGAAGAAGTCGTGGTTGAGCCTGTGAAGCGGGCCAGCGCCAAACAACAAACCACCGAACGCCCTGACCCTGCCTCACTGGCAGACAAAGTGGCTGACCTCTGGGGAGACGAATAAACATGCCCGTAGGCTACAGTGTCCAAACCCTGAAAGATAACGCGGCTGCGGACGCTGGACGCCTTGGCGTGCGGTTGGGACGCCTGTGTATTGACAAGAATATCTCGGTCGCCGAGGTTGCCGAAGCAATGCAGGTGTCCCGCCAGACGGTGTACAACTGGTTCCGTGGTACGAAGTCCCCCTGCGCGAGGGACCGGGCTGAAATGGTCGAAGCCTACATCGCCCGCATCAGCCAGTAGCGACAGCTACCTAGTTCAATGAGTGGTGACTAACGGCCCCTCCGGGGGCATAGCTTTCTGCTGCCTGAAACCCGGACCCCATGGAACCTTTTGACCTCATAAACGCTATTCATCCCCCCGGCGGGTGTTTCGCTTTGTGCGGCATCGACGCCTCCGGCAGGGTCAAACACCATTGGGTCGAAGCTGCTGCAGATATGCAGGAGCAGCTGGAAAAGTGGCTGCCCGACCATGACCTCTACTTCTCCATGTCCAACTTTGAAGGGCCGGGGAAACGCACGAAGGACCGGGTCTCTAGCGTCAAGGCGTTCTGGCTGGACCTAGACTGCGGACCAGAAAAGGGCGCTATCCCGGCCAACGGGACACCCAAGGGCTACCTGACAAAGCGACTGGCTGCAGAGGCGCTGGAGAAGTTCCGTGCCGAGCTAGGCCTGCCCATGCCTACACTGGTGGACACAGGTGGCGGCATCCACGTGCACTGGGTGTTGGAAGAAGCCGTGTCCCGCGAGCAGTGGGAAGAAACCGCCGCCAAGTTCAAGGCGCTCTGCGTAGAACGCAAGCTGTATGTAGACCCGGCAGTGTTCGAAGTGTCCCGC